AAGCGCCTCGAGATTTCTTTATGGACGCCGTCAACACGATGCTAGATGCTGGCGTCGTCGCGATTGTTCCCGTGGATACAACTGTCAACCCGGTTGTGTCTGGAAGTTTTGACATCAAAACCATGCGTGTTGGGAAGATCGTTGGTTGGTATCCCAGACACGTTAAGGTGAGCGTTTACAACGACGACCCTAAAAAGGGAATTCGTGAAGACATCATCGTTTCCAAGAGCTCTACGGCAATCGTTACGAATCCATTGTATTCGGTGATGAATGAACCGAATTCAACGTTGCGACGTCTTATTAGAAAACTAAATCTTCTCGACACGGTTGATGAGCAATCGAGTTCTGGGAAACTCGACCTTATTATCCAGCTCCCCTATGTTATCAAGTCTGATGCTCGTCGAGATCAAGCGGAAAAGAGACGCTCTGACATCGAGTTCCAGCTTAAGGGGAGTCAGTATGGTGTCGCCTATACAGATGGCACGGAGAAAATTACTCAGCTAAACCGACCCGTTGAGAACAATCTTCTCAAGCAGGTTGAGTATCTGACGAATCTTCTTTACAGTCAGCTTGGTCTGACGGAGGAGATCATGAATGGCACAGCAGACGCCAAGGCTATGCTGAACTATAACAACAGAACCGTCGAACCCATCGTTGAGGCTATCGTTGAATCCATGCGACGCGTCTTCCTAACGAAGACGGCACGCTCGCAGGGGCAGACGATCGATTACTTTGTCAACGTGTTCAAGTTGGTTCCTGTGGATTCCATCGCGGAAATCGCGGACAAGTTCACTCGTAACGAAATTCTTAGTTCGAATGAGTTCCGCCAGATTCTGGGGTACAAACCGTCTAGCGATCCAAATGCAGACAAACTCAAAAACAGCAACATGCCGGCTCCATCAGAGTCTGCATCCAACCCACCAGCTTTAGCTCCAGCAGCAGGAGGAGGAAACAGTCAAAATGGAGCCTGACTTCTCAGGTTACGCGACTAAGGTCGGCCTGAAGTGCACGGACGGCAGGACTATCATGCCGGACGCGTTCAAGCACCAGGACAAGGTGACCGTTCCGCTTGTTTGGCAGCATGGCCACAGCAAGGCTGACAACGTTCTTGGCCACGCCGTTCTTGAGAATCGCAAGGATGGTGTTTACGCGTACGGGTACTTCAACGAGACGCCGCAGGGCAAGAACGCAAAGATTCTGGTCCAGCACGGAGACATCAAGTCTCTGTCTATCTTCGCGAATCAGCTTGTCGAGAGGGCCAAGCAGGTCTTCCATGGCTTCATTCGCGAGGTTTCGTTGGTCTTGGCTGGGGCGAATCCCGGCGCCTACATCGAGAACGTCGCTTTGCAGCACGCAGACGGCGAGATCGAGGAGGTTCCGGACGAGGTCATCATCTCGAGCGGGCTCGAACTTGAGCACGCCATGAAGACGTACACGGTCAAGAGTACCTCGACGACCACTGAGTCTCAGGACGGCAACGTCGTCGCTTCCAGGACCTCTACGAGTGAGAGCACTTCTCGTCGGGACGATGGTACAGGTCCTGCCGCCTCGGACATGGCCTACTCGGACATCGACGAGGAAGACGAAGACCTGGCTCACGCTGCGGCTGACGCCACTGTCGCCGAGATTTATAACGGCATGAGCGAGGATCAGAAGACCGTCGTTCACTACATGATCGGTCTCGCGCTCGAGCAGGCAACGTCCTCCTCGAGCTCGGGAGGAAAATCCACTTCTCACTCCGGCATTGGCGACAACGAAACGGAAGGAACCACTACTGTGCCGAAGAATGTGTTTGAAGGCGCTGGCAACTCCACTGGTCCTGCGGGAACCGGCTCTCCCTACACCCTGACCCATGATGATGTTGTCGGGATCGTCGCTGATGCTGGTCGTCTCGGGAGCCTTCGTGAGGCTGCGCACAAGTTTGCGCTTTCGCACGGGATTGATAACATTGACGTCCTATTCCCGGACGCCAAGAACCTCACCGATACTCCTGAGCTCATCAAGAGGAGGACCGAGTGGGTCAATATGGTTCTGAATGGGACCCGTCACACCCCGTTCTCTCGAGTCAAGTCCTTGAACGTCGACATCACCCAAGACGAAGCCCGTGCGAAGGGCTACATCAAGGGCAACTACAAGGTCGAGGAGTGGGTTGGCGCTACCAAGCGCACGACCACGCCAACCACGGTCTACAAGAAGCAGAAGCTGGACCGTGATGACGCTCTGGACATCACGGACTTCGACGTTATCGCCTTTTTGAAGGGCGAGATGCGCGTCATGCTCGACGAGGAGGTCGCTCGAGCGATTCTGATCGGTGATGGCCGCGACGTTTCCAACGACGACAAGGTCAAGGACCCCATGGGCGCCAGCGATGGCGCCGGGATCCGTTCTATCCTGAACGATCACGAGCTTTATGTGACTACGGTCACCGTGAACGTTGACGACGCGAACTCGACGTATGACGAGGTCATCGACGCCGTCATGGACGGGATGGAGTTCTACAAGGGGACCGGCACTCCAACGTTCTTCACCACCGTTCCCGAGCTGAACAAGTTCAAGCAGGCGAAGGACACAACCGGTCAGAGGTTGTACAAGACCAACGCGGATGTTGCCGAGGCTCTTGGCGTCGACCGGGTTGTGAACTGTGAGCCGATGAAGGAGATTGACGGTCTCGTCGGCATCATCGTCAATCTGTCGGATTACAACACTGGCACCGATCGCGGTGGCGAGGTCAACCTGTTCGACGACTTCGACATCGACTACAACGCTATGAAGTACCTGATGGAGACTCGTCTGTCTGGTGCTCTTGTTCGGCCTAAGACGGCCATTGTTATCAAGAAGACCTCTGCTTCTACTGACGTCATGCTTTCCACGCCTACGGCGCCGACCTTCGTTCAGTCGACTGGTGTTGCCACGGTTCCCACCATGACCAACGTCACCTACAAGAACGCGGCCACTGACGCAACGCTTTCCGCTGGTGCGCAGACCGCGTTGACCGCTGGCGAGACGCTGATGATTTCTGCCACTGCTGACAGTGGCTACTACTTCGCGAATGACGCGAACACCTACTGGACCTTCACGAAGCGCTGACTCGTCATCCACCATGGCAAAGTTTAACGGTAAAGTGGGGTATGGCGAAAGCGTACAAACCAGACCTGGGGTTTTTGAGGATGTCATTACCGAGTATGAATATTACGGAGATGTTGTCCGAAATTCTCGGACGCTCCGTGATGGTCAGAAAGTCAACGATGGCATCACTGTACACAACTCCATTTCTATTGTCGCGGATGCGTATGCCCGAGACCATTTCTTTGCCATCAGGTATGTGCAGTGGGCTGGGGCTCTGTGGAAGGTTACGGAAGTTGAAGTACAGGGCCCCCGCCTGCTCCTGAGGCTTGGGAGTGTCTATAACGGCCCAACCACGACGTGAAAGATGGTGAAACATGGGTAAGGCTGCCCCAAACGCCACGATCGACGCTGAACTGGACTATGTTGCTGGTTCCGATACGCTTTACGTTTGCTCTGGAGAACCGGCTGATTTTTCTGGGATTGCTGCAGTTACTCTCGCCAGCACTAGCTTGACTGGGGGCGACTTCACCAAGGCCGATGCCGCTGGAGGTGGTCGAAAGGTCACCGTATCGGCTATTGCAGACGTTTCTGTAGCAAGTAGTGGTACGGCAACGCATATTGCTGTCGCTAACGCTTCTGACAGTACACTTCGATATGTAACTACATGTACGTCGCAGGCTATTGCATCTGGAAATCTTGTCAATGTTCCTTCGTGGTCGATCACGGTTGGCGACCCAACGTAGTTGTTAGTTGAAGTTTGGTTTGAAAGGAGGTGAACGTTGATAGAGTCGATATTTACTGGGCTTACTCCAGATGTGCCATCGAACATCGATGGCGTTGCGTATACACTTGGGACGGAATTTACACCTGACGTTGATGGGCAAATCCTTGGTGTGCGGTTTTGGTCTGGAGGAGAGGTTACTGGATCGTATGGGGGTCTGTATCTCTGGACCTCAGCATCAACAGGAAGCCTCCTAGCGAGTAAGAG